ACGGAAAACCTCCAATCAAAAGAGGGGATAAAATAACCATCAGACTTGGATATGATGATAATTTAGAAACACGATTTACAGGATTTATCCGCTCGGTAGATGCAAAAGTACCAATAACCATAAAATGCGAAGATGGTATGTTTATCTTAAAGTCTCACAAGGTAAAACCAAAGGCTTTTAAAAACGCCTCTCTGCATGAGATTGTGTCTTATCTATTGGAGGGAACTAATATCAAGTTTCAGCTTATGGATAAAAATATAAAAGTGGGAAACTGGAGGCTTACCAAGACCCATGCTTCGGAAGAACTACAGGAGCTGAAAGAAAAAATGATGCTGTCTTCCTACTTTCGGACAATCAACAAGGAAAGCGTGCTGTATATAGGTTTAGCCTATCCTTTGGACAATCGAAAGAAAGTAAAATTTATACATGGTAAAAACATTATTGATGAAGATTTTGAATACAGAGATAAAGAAGACATACGGGTAAGATGTGAAGCGCAGAGTTTTAATGGAAAAAAGAAAAAAGTAACCTATGAATATGGAGACAAAGACGGCGACTTGATAAAAATAAGAATGGATGGGCTCACTGAAGCTGAATTAAAAAAATACGCTATCCAAGCAGTGGAACGATATAAGCAAAGTGGGTTTAAAGGTTCATTTGAAACCTTTGGACAGCCCGAAGTCAGTAAGTGTGATATGGTCGAAATCCATGCATCAGATGGAAACAGCGGAGTTTATCTAGTAAAGAAAATAGAGATAGATTTTGGGATGAATGGCTACCGCCAGAAAATAGAACTGGGGCAACCGCTAACGATTAACGAGCAATGAAAGAACTTTTACAAAAATTAACCGAAACAGGCGATGAAATTTACGCCAAAATCTGCGAAGTAACATCGGTAGACATAGAAAATCAAACGGCAGATTTACAGCCGTTAGATGGTTCATCGCAGATTTTAGACGCTTATCTACAAGTGGCAGAAAATGGTGTTTTTGTAGAGCCTAAAATAGGCAGTTTAGTAGCCTGTGTGTTTGTGACCAAAGAGACTGCAGTAGTAGTCAATCACTCTGAAATAAAGCAGTTTCAAATTAAGATTGAAAAAACAGAGTTCAAGATAGATACAGAGGGTTTCCTACTTAAAAAAGAAAACGAAACCTTGGCAAAGCTGATGACAGACCTATTGCAGGAAATCCAGAAAATGAAATTTTTAACTGTTTCAGGAGGACCTACAACAAAGCTTATCAATCAGCCAAAATTCAAAGAGATAGAAAACCGATTTAAAAAGCTTTTAAAAGAGAATTAAATGGCACTAAATAAAGACAGATTAAAGGGTAAAATTAAAAAAGCATGGATGTCTGAAGCAGACAATGAGAACGCAGAAGATTTTCTAGATAAAGTGTGTGAAAAGATAGCAAGTGCTGTAATTGAAGAAATAAAACAAATCACTATCACAGCCACCTGCACACACGGCCCTGTAAATGTTCAAAAAGTTGAGTAATGAAAGATGTTTTAATAAAAGATTTTGAATTACAGATAGATAATAATGGTGATTTTGAGATAGGCAATGCTGAAAATCAGTCTGTAGAAATGCTCCTGCTGAGTGGACAGGGCGAATGGAAAGAACACCCTGAAACAGGATGTGATATTATATCGTCCAAACATGGGAATATAGACCGATTTTTAGACCGAAGAATAAGAGTGCAATTAGAGGCTGACAGCTTCCATATAGAAGCTTTAAAAATAACAGAAAAAGGATTACAGCTCAATGGACAATATAACACAATATAGAGTATATGAAAATCAAAGCTGGCTGGATATATCCAATATTTTATATGGAACCTCCGCACACGCTTACAGATTGGCACAAGAAAACAAATCATCTATCACAGAAGATGTAAAGGCAGGAACCCTCATTAACTATCCGTTGGATTTGCCTAGTAACAAGTTGGTACTGCTCAGTATGGCATCATATAAGAGCAATCCTGCCACAGCAGTAATAATGCTTCCAGAGGAGGAAAGATTAGAAGGTATAGGATATTGGGTTATTCAAACAGATTTTAAAGTAAGTTAGAAAATGGCACGAAGTATAGAACAAATCAACAACGAGATAATTAAAGCCAAAGAGTCAGAACCTGCTCTTGCAGGGCTGACATCGACCAGCAAAGTGGCGATATGGAGGCTTTGGGCGTACATCACAGCATTTGTGATTTATACCTTAGAGCAGATATTTGACCAGCACAAAGCGGAGGTTTTAGATGCCTTAACTCAATTAAAGCCCCACACGGCACGCTGGTACAGAAATAAGGCATTAGCCTTTCAGTATGGTTTTGACCTCATTACAGATACCGATAAATTCAATAATCAAGGATTTACTGAAGACCAAATTTCGGCTTCCAAAATTGTCAAATTTTCAGCAGTAACCGAAGCGGATACCGAAAGCCGTCTCATTGTCAAGATTGCCACTGAACAGGGCGGAGAACTTCAGCCGATAGGTGTTAGACAAAAAGCCTCTTTTGATGCTTACATGAACGAAATCAAAGATGCAGGGGTAAGAATTACGGTTATCAACTATCTGCCCGATGTCTTGAAATTACAGATGAAAATCTACCGAGACCCATTGGTTTTGGATGAAAACGGACAAAGCATCATAACGGGTAAAAAACCTGTAGAAGATGCGATTAAGGAGTATTTGAAAAACCTGCCTTTTGATGGAGAGCTTGTTTTGGCTCACTTGGTGGATGCTCTTCAACAGGTAGAGGGCGTAAGAATTCCGCACATTATCCTCGCTGAAAGCAAATGGATAGATGCAGGAGTGAATGATTACGGCGGTTACGAAACAATTGAGGTTAAGAAAATCCCTGTTTCGGGGTATTTCAAAATTGAAAACTTTAACAACATTGAATATGTGGTTTAATTTAGATATTCCAAAGCTCACGAGCTTACTTACTCCGACCTTTCTCCGTAGGGAAAAGCTCTCGGCATGGCTTCGGGCGCTTCATTATCCTTTGATAAAGATAGCCGATGATTTCAATGTGAACAGGAATGCCAATCTCTACAATCTCGCCCACAATGGGCAGGTGTGCTACCTCCGTGCGGCACTCAACGATAAGTTTGACATCAGTCAAAGGCGGATAAAGATAACTGATGGGAACAGGTTTCAACGGCAGTATATCTATACCAGGGGAGAGCAAAAACCGAAGTTTTTGGGTAGAATTTATCTCTATGAAAGAGCTGATTATGGCGATACAGGAGTTGATTTTATCGTACTGGTTCCGAGAGGATTGCAGTATAATGAATTTGAAATGAAATACTTAATAGATTTTTATAAACTAGCTTCAAAACGCTATAAAATACAAGAATATTAACATGAATATAGTAAGATACAAACAAACAGGAGGCTTTCCGCTGGATACCAATAATTTGGATTTTCTGCAAAACTCTTTCCATATCCTTAACACGCTTGGGAATTTGGCTGGTGATATGGTAATTATTTCGGGGTGTGAAACAACAGGGAACACGGTAAGCAACGGAGTGGTCTATGTGAACAAAGAAGTATTGGAGTTCAGAGGCGGAAGTCTTTCGGCAAATGTCTTTATCAAAGAAGAGGCAGTATCAGGAACTTTTGAAGATGGTTCATTTAAACCCATTGAGATTACACGATATGTAACATTCGGAAGCTCTACACCCGAAAAAACTTTCGCGTGGGCAGATTTCAAAAGGTTTGACAATCTTGTAGAAAACGCCAAAAAAAACCTTGATTTTGAGAAAAGATTAAAGGCATTGGAAACTAAAAAATCGCCTATTCCTATTGGCTTAATTGCCATCTGGGGGAAACCAGCCAGCGAACCTATACCAGAGGGCTGGAAAGAGTGTACCGACCTTAGGGGAAGAATGCCCCTGGGCTGGAATCCAGACGATGCTGATTTTAGCGAATTGCTTAAGAATGATGGAGAAAAGACTCATCAACTGACCATTGAAGAAATGCCTAGTCATTCACATCCATATATTGATACATATAAGGGGAGAATTGACCACGGACAGAGAGGTCCTGGGGGAAGTGATGGTATTCATAATTCAAACTATAATTCAATAACGAGCAATACAGGGGGTAACCAGCCTCACAACAATATGCCTCCATACAGAATTATTAAGTTCATCGAGTTTGTAGGATTTGAATAATAAAAAAAACATTACTATGGCAAAAACAGCGATAAATATAATAAAAAAATGGTTTAAAACAGGTTCAAAGCCTACACAAGACCAATTTTGGAGCTGGCAGGATTCCTATTGGCACAAAGATGAGATAATACCGCAGGAAAACATTCAGAACCTTAGCACCACGCTTTCCAGCAAGGCAGATGCTGACCAATTAGCCAATAAAGCTAATGCAGATGCTTCTGGTATGACTGATTTAC